CTCACCATTATCATTATAAATTGTAATATCATAACAAGTTAAACAAGGTATGTCTGAAATACAATCACCATTTAATACAATGATTAATTCACCCTCATACGCAATACCATCTAAACAAGAACAATTTATAATGAATGTGGTTTGACCACCAACAATTGCTGTAATATATCTACTTGTTGGACAATCCCAATATGATATTTCAATAGGGTTAAAGTTTTGATTTGTTACAGAATATGAATTACAAGCACCAGGTTCAGCACCACAAGGTCCTGTTATTGGTGTTGGGGTTGGGGTGGGAGTTGGGGTAGGCGATGGTTGAATAGGTGATGTTGACCCTGTAAATTTACCGAATAGTTGAATTGTATATTGAACAGCATCAACTGGCATAATTGGTTCAAGGTTCATTGGACCAGCACCAACATATAGAGTATTGTATCCTGTGTCTCCTGTTGGATTTATTAGTGTTGTTGATTGATAAACATAATCACAATCTGTTCTTGGTCCTCCACCATTTGTTGTAATGTTATCAACGGTAACACCGGTGATTAACACACCATCAATATCATAAAAATTATATTGAACATAATATGGTTCAGATAAAATATCATCAGCCAAATAATAGTTTGTAAAACCTAATGTATAATATTCTGTTTCATCAAGGTCTCTATTACGAGGTGAGTTTGTTAAGTATAGACAATCAGTTGTTGGGTTTGTTCCTGTTGGAGTTCCTGATAATACGAATTGACCGATATTAAAATCTTGGATATTTGATTTACCATTTACCCCCATCGTTGATTGGAATGTTTTGTATAAACCTTCTGTTACTGCTGGCTCACCAATATCATCACCATTACCAGTGAAACCAGTTACTTGACCTAACTCTGTTGAAGAGTATTCATAACCAACATAAACTTGGTAGTTTATTGTTTCAGGATTATTTGGTCTTGAAAAAGGGAATGTTTGGTGTGTGTATATTGGAGTTGTATCCCATTGTGAAACGGGAATATTACTAACATAAGATTTTAATATCCTTGATACATCAATTACACCCAAGTCAAATGGGTTTGGTGTGGCTTTACCTTGAAAGATTAGATTTCCTTCAGCATAGATATCATAAACATATCTAAACTTGAAATGGTTTGTATCTGCTGATACTGTAAAGAATAATCCATCTGTATAAACAGGTGAAAACTTTGGTGGGGTATGTGTATAGTTAATCATTTTTGTTTCTTAATTTATCTATAATTTGTTGAACTTGAAAATAGATATAGGCACTTACCTCTTCTCCATATGATTCAATTATTTGTGGTAATGATTCGTTTAATCCTTTCATTATAAAATCGTTTCCACCATAACCATATATTCCTATTGAGCGTCTAACCAAAAAGACCAAAGATTTTCTTGATATAAACTTACCCTTGGCATCTCTTATCCCTTGAATTGTTGCCTTCTGTCTTACCCACTTATCTATTGGTCCTATTGGTGGATATCTGCCAGGTCTTCTACCATCATTAACAAATTGTCCTTCAATCGGCATTTCCAAAACAAGTTCAGGAAAACCTGTCTGTGTATTTTCAACAACAACAACTTTAATGTTCCTGTATAAATTACCAGACGCATAAGGTCTTGATTGAACATTTGTTTTCTTTGGTGCTCCTGGTTTTCCTTGACCCCCATATGTTGTTGGTCTTCTTGGAATATTCAGTTGCTCCTTAAATGAGTTAGTTAATAAATCAGCAACCTCACCTAATATCTTAAAGTCCATATTAGATACAAACTGGTGTTGGACTCGGTGATGGTGTCGGGTATTGTTCGCACGCATTCATATCTTCCATAACCGTTATAACTAAATCTAATGATACACCACCGATATGGTCGTTGAACCTTTCAAGAAATGGTGTAGCACTTGTTGGCAATTGAACATCAGCAACATCATTAAATAATGAACCTCTGTATATTTGTGATAATAGATTTCTTGCTTCCAACGACATATCAGAAACAACATCTACTTCATTTGATAAATCTGTATTCACTATATCACCAAAGATTATATTCAACTGGTATTGAGTTGTGTTTTCAGAGTAAGCAATATTCATTGGGGTTACAAACATATATGGATATGTTGCCGTCCCACCAGTTAATGTCTGTGAAAAATAAACAACATCGCCGTGACCAAATGATTTTAATCTTGGTGATGCTTGTTGAACTGATTCCATAAAATCAATAATCTTATGGTAGGTAATATATTGTGGTGTATAGTTTTGGTAATTCATCTTGTATAAATAATGGTTGTTTTATTTCATCTGACTTTTCTTTTCCATCTTCCTTATTTCTTCTTTCTGTCTATCAGCCTGTTCTTTCATTAACGATGCTGTGTTTAAACATAAATATAGATTTGTGTTTTCTACTTCGCTAAACTTTGTAACATCTTCTTTTGCGAGTTGGTAAGTGAGGGTAAAATAAAATCTAGAGGAAGAACCTTTTGTATCATCTTCGGCATCATCTTCCAACCCTTTATTATCATTTGATGACTCTTCATCTTCAACTCCAAAGAATTCTTTATAGAGTTTATAAATATGGTTACGATTTCCAAAAAAAAAACCGATGCTCCCAACCAAATTGATACTGGCACCAATTCCATTATTGTTGCTCGTTCTTCAATCTCTTCTGATTTGTATGGAGCAATCTTATATTTTAATGGGTTCTTCTTATCCCTTGATATTACAGGTCTATAAAGGATTGCCATTATCTTATGTAGGTTATCATATATTTTATCATCAGCACAATATACCTCAAAATCTACCCACGCTCCCCAAGCCAACTTGGACCAATCGTTCTCCAATCCATATTCAATTCCATCGTGCTCAAAAGTCATCACCAACTTTGAACCATCAGGTAATACCAACTTATCCGATATGAATAATTCTAACAAATCAATTTGGTCTTTGCTTAAGTTCTTTAATTCGTGAACGGTCATATTGGTAAATAAACTAATGAGTTGGAGTGGGTTCTTATACTTCACTTGATTTAAGTTTATCTGTCTATACATTCCAATGTTTATTTCATTTGGAACTTTAACCACTTCATTATCTACAATTAACTCTATCATACTATTGTAATCTTTCCTGACTTTTTATTTATTGTGCTTTCTAATACATACCTGATACTATCTATCGTATGGTTGTTATCATCTTCTGGTGTGTCCAATAAGTTTCCATCTTTATCTTCCTTGAACCTGTAAGAACCAAACTCTTGTAAGATGTTCTTTGATGTCTGTTCAATAAAGATATGATGTCTTCTAATCAAATCTATACCGTGTAATATACTTTTCTTATTTACTGGTTTGGCGTTCCATCTATTTCGTTTAAGTTCTTCTATGTTTTGGGGTGAAGCACTATCACACCATATCACATCTGTCTTATCAATTTTAAGACCTTCTAAACGATGAACTATATCTGGCATAGTCATACCCCTAACGAACAATAGTTCTTTGATGTAGAGGGTGTCTTCGTCCTTGTAGACCTCAACAAATGCTGTGGGTGAATTATAACCAAAGTCCATTCCTCTACCAAGTAGTTTTAATCCTTGAGGTATATGTTCTATTGTGTTGTATTTGGTAAAGACCATTTGTGTGGCAATACCTCGTTCACCCAAGTTATAGATACGATAAAGGTTTTCATCTTTGTCTTTGAGTGACTCAAGTTCTTTAATGATACTATCTTCTATAAATGGATTATCCCTCCAAGTTGTCTTAAAGTAATAACAATCCTCCCTGTTATCTAAATCATAAACCCACGATGATAACTCTGATGGGTTTAAGTCACAGATGACTTTGTCTGTGGTCCTAAAGATTAACTGGTTCCAATCTTCAATTCGTAATTCGTTCGCCTCATTACAATACAGGTAATCCCTTTTACTACCTCTTAACTTTTGTGGTTCATCAACACTTATCCAATTTATAATATTTGTTCCAAGTTCATAATACCCCTCTTGTTTGTGCCATTTGTTGGGGTCGTATTGACCGAACATTTCCAACACAACCATCAAGTCCTTCAATACAGAATTCTTAAGTGCTGGTAATGTTTTCCTGACGATGGTTAGAGTTTTGTTATTCTCTTGGAGTAACTTACTAATCCAATAGATTAAGATGTTAAAGGTCTTGCCTGACCTTGAACCACCAACAGCAACAACAATTCGTTTTCCAAGTTCATCTGATTTTATTAACTCTTCAAATACTATTGTTGTTTTAATGTTCATCTACCTTGTCCTCTGTATTTGTTTGTAAGTGGTGTTCTTTTATTTACCCTCTTTTTATGAACTCCTTTTTTCTTTTTACCAAAAGATGTTCTACCTGTTTTTAATGTTTTAGTTTTCGCCATTATCTTTTGGTTTTACAATTTCAATAGTGATTTGTTTATCATCACCAATCTTATCACCTTGAGTTGTAACATCAACCTTTGTTGATTCACTCCAATGTTTAGGAAACTTATTACGAACAATTAACGACCACAATCTTGAATTGAATTGTGCTCCACCATTTGAGGACATTGAAGAGTATGCCATATTGAACCAATACTGCTCACAATATTTTTCATACTCACCCACGGCGTAAGAGTATTCCTTATTTCTTTCTAACATTCTGT